CCTAATTTTAAAATTTAGCCCACCCAGCCCCATACTCCCACAATAAATATTTCGACTAAAGTAAAAGGGTTATATTGGCTGTCCTACTTTGTCCGTATTTTAATAACTATTTTAGTGAGGTTCGTCACAAACGTGGGAAATCACCTATTTTTCCCGCCTTATATATAGTAGGGGAGTAAAACTCCCTGGCTTACGTTTTACGACCCGTACCTCGCTACACTGCCGTTACGCGAGGCCCCTCGGCCGAGCACCAACTTACCCCTTGCTGCGCTGTGGCTTGCAAGGGAGTTAAACACCGCTGTGCGGTGCATTGCACCGCTTTTAGTGGGGATAGTTCTATCATTTTACAAATAATCATTTTCCTCCCCGCCGAGATAAAATCTATCTCGCGCCGCGCCAAAGGAAGCCCGTGTCAGAAAATCCAGCAGACTTAGCCAAGAAGGTAATTCTGCAATGTATGGCAGAAGGTATGACCGTTGAGGCAGCCTGCCAAGCCGCGGGGAAGTCAGTAAAGACTTACGAGTACTACCGCCGCTCAGATTTGAATTTTAAGAACCTTGCCGACAGAACCCGTCTGGGGGCTGTCAACAAGAAGTTTGCAGATGCCGACGTGATGGATATAGACTTTCCCACCTGGCGCTCACGCTTTCTCAAGCAGCAAACATTTCCACACCAGCAGAACCTGGTGGATGTCATTGAAGGCAGAGAACCTGGCTGGTTTCATCCGTCGATGAAGTATGAAAAGGGAACCGCGTCAAACCGCATCCTGATTAACATTCCACCCAACCACGCCAAGTCCATTACTATCACCGTTGACTATGTCACCTGGAAGGTAGTCCAAGACCCCAACTTTAGAGTCTTGATAGTCTCTCAAACCCAGCGCTTAGCCGCAGACTTTCTCTACGCTATCAAGCAACGCTTGACCCATCCGATGTATGAAGAACTCCAGCAGGCCTATGCTGCAGGTGTCGGCTTTAATTCTAAGACCGCTTCCTGGCAAGCCACTCGTATCACCTTCGGTGATGAACTGCGCGAGTCTACTGAGAAAGACCCCAACATTGAAGCCGTAGGTATCGGCGGTCAGATTTACGGCAAGCGTGCAGATATGATTATCATAGATGACGCTGTCACCTTATCCAATGCCAATGACTTTGAAAAGCAAATTAAGTGGTTACAACAGGATGTGCGTTCTCGTCTTAACCCGACGGGTAAGTTAATTGTTATCGGCACACGCGTGGCAGCGGTAGATTTATATAAAGAACTACGCAATCCAGATAGATACCCTGGAGGCTTAGTTCCCTGGACATACCTGGCAATGCCAGCACAATTAGAATCCGATGAGGACCCTGACAAGTGGGTCACTCTCTGGCCTTATTCTGACCAACCCTTCGACGGTCAATCTGAATCAGATAAGAACGAAGAAGGACTATATCCCCGTTGGAATGGAAGGCACCTGTACAATGAGCGTCAGTCAATGGATGCCTCTACTTGGGCACTTATCTATCAGCAACAAGACATTTCTGATGATGCTATTTTTGACCCTGTGTGCGTTAAGGGTTCGATAGATGGAATGCGTAAATCTGGTCGTCTCGTTCCTGGCCACCCTGGCCATCCTCGTGACCTTCACGGTTTTAGTTTTATCTGCGGCCTTGACCCTGCTATGGTTGGTGACACAGCAGCCATTTGCTACGCTATTGACCGCGTATCTCACAAGCGGTACATTGTGGATGCTATCAAGATTACCAGGCCTACCCCAGCAGCAATTCGCCAACTCATATTCGACTGGACAAACCTTTACACACCCGCAGAGTGGATTGTGGAAAAGAACGCCTTCCAGTCATTCCTCACACAAGATGAGGGAATCCGTCAGCAATTAGCAACCAAAGGTGTTGTCCTTCGAGAACACCACACTGGCGCCAATAAATGGGATTCAGGTTTTGGTGTGGCATCAATGTCTACACTGTTTGGAACAAAACAACCCGATGGAAAGCATCACCGAGATAACCTGATGCATCTTCCTTCAGACCAGACAGAAAACATCAAGGCTTTAATAGAACAACTTATCACCTGGTCACCGACGACTAAAGGTAAGACCGATATGGTGATGGCTTTGTGGTTTTGTGAGATTAGAGCGCGAGAGATGCTCAACACAGGAATGCATCAAAAGCATCATATGTCTAACCCCTTCCTCTCACGGGCAGAGATGAACAAGCGCAGAGTTGTCAATATCGACCAGTTGTTAATGGAACAAGAAAAGCAATTTATCTAAGGAGTACCAATGCCACGCAAGGACGTATTAGTTTCTAAGGCAGCGGTCAAGCGTAAGACAAAAGTGAAGAAGGCAAAGCGTAAGAACCACAACGGTACAAACCAGCGAGTAGCAACTCCTGGCAACGCTTTTGCCTATAGCGATTTCAACCGATAGAGGTACAATGCTCAGCACAAAAGAGGTAATCTCGAAGGTATCACGCCTTCAGACCAAGTATGCAAAGCGCGACCAACGTATGCGCGATGTGCTTTCAGTGCGCCAAGGAGACATCTCCAAGGTCTACCCAGCAATGTTCTCCGAAGATTATCCAAAACCTTTAGTAGCAAACTTTGTTGATGTAGCAGCACGAGACTTAGCAGAAGTGATGGCACCTCTTCCATCTTTTAACTGCTCAGCAACCAATATGGTTTCTGACTCTGCTCGAAAGGCAGCAGATACCAGAACCCGCATTGCTAACTATTATGTGACCTCATCAGATTTACAAATCCAAATGTATTCTGGAGCAGACTGGTTTAATACCTACGGTATGCTTCCAGCGATTGTAGAGTTGGACTATGATACTAATAATCCTCGCATCCGTCTTCTTAATCCTTGGGGCGTTTATCCTGAGATTGACCGTTTTGGCCGCACGCTATCGCTCACAATCGTCACTCAATCTGATGCTGAAACTCTTGCCTCTCAGTACCCAGAGTTCTCGAAACAAATTTTTGGAAACTCGTTAAACGTACAAGGCTCGCCGTTGATTACAATGGTGCGCTACCACGATGCAGACCAGGACTTAGTATTCCTTCCAGACCGTGGCAACATTGTTTTAGCAAACGTTCCAAATCCACTAGGTAAATGCTTAGCATCTGTTGCTATGCGCTCATCTTTGGACGGCGAAGCAAGAGGCCAGTTCGATGATATTCTCGCGGTACAATTAGCCCGTGCTCGCTTCGCTGTCCTTCAAATTCAGGCAGCAGAAAAATCTATCCAAGCACCGATTGCTATTCCGCAAGATGTGCAAGAACTTGCCTTCGGTCCAGATTCGATTATGCGCTCATCCAATCCGCAGGCTATTCGTCGCGTTCCATTGGAACTTCCACAAGGAGTATTCTCTGAGTCGCAAGTATTAGAACGAGAACTACGTCTAGGCGCTCGCTATCCAGAAGTCCGCTCAGGAAATCTTGACGCTTCAATCGTTACAGGCCGCGGAGTTCAAGCACTTCAAGCAGGATTTGATACACAAGTTCGCGCAGCACAAGCACAGTTTGCTCGACTCTTTGTTGATATGATTGGTCTTTGCTTTGAGGTAGATGAAAAACTTTTTGGTTCCATTACCAAGACCATAAAAGGTAATGAAGATGGAACCCCGTATACACTGAAATACATTCCAAACCGCGACATCAAAGGCGAGTATGGTGTAGATGTTAAGTACGGCATTATGTCTGGTATGGACCCAAACCGTGCCATCATTGCCTTGCTTCAGATGCGCTCAGACAAACTTGTCTCTCGTGATTATGTCCGTCGAGAAATCCCAATGGAGTTAAATGTTACACAAGAAGAACAACGTGTGGACATTGAAGAAATGCGTGATAGTTTGCGTGTTGCTATGGCTCAGTATGCCGCGGCAATTCCGACGCTTGCTGCACAAGGTCAAGACCCTTCACAAATTGTTGCAAGGATTGCTGAAGTTATTCAAGGACGACAAAAAGGATTACAACTAGAAACTGTGGTGGAGAAGGTGTTTACACCCGAACCACAACCACAACAAGCACAACTTGGTGCTCAAGTTCCAGCAGCAGGCGTGGCCCCCGTTCCTGCCTCGCAGCCAACTCCAGAACAAATGGGTGCGGCCCCTGCTGCTGGCGCTCCACAACAACGTCCAGATATAGCAAGTTTACTTGCACAAATTGCAGGGTAATGAGGGGGTGTTAAATGCGTAAAGGTTCAGTAGCGGCGGCTTCAATGTCAAAGCCAGTTGAAGGAAAGAGAGACACTTCCAAGCCAGCAGGTGGCGAAGTCAAATTCGGCTTCACTGCAGCGGCTCGTAAGGGTAAGCCAGTTAAAGTATCAAAGTAAAGAATTCAAAGGAGACTGAGCGTGGATGACAAGGACTTTGTACCGCGCTCAGTTAACTTCGATGATTTCCTTGTAGTAGTAGCAGAGTTTTTACATAACATAGCACAAACATTTCATACATTAACAGAATCATTATTAGAACTGTCCGTCTATAACGCCAATAGAAAAGTTAAGGTCAATAGGACGTGGGAACAGTTTTCAACAGATTTAGAAAAGATGGAGGACAATAATGGCTAGAAATACACAGCCTATGAATCCTCTTGCTGGAGTTCCAGGACCAGGAGACAAGTCAGTGCGAAACGATTTACTAAAGATGGGTTCCACCGCATACGGTGAAGGAATCGAAACTGACGCCATCAAATCAGGTGCTAAACTTGCAAAGACTCCCGATGTACGCGGAGCAACCAATACACAAGTGCGCCAAGCCGCATCAGGCGGAGGCGTTGGTATGTTTGATAATACCAATAGACCAAATGAAGACATAATGACTGGCGCTGATAGAATTCTTGACGGAAGCCAATATCGTCAATCAGATTTAGATATTATCAATAAATATATGCCAGCACTTGACGCAATGGCTGCGGCTCCAGATTCACCACAGTCTTTCAGAATTTTTGTTCGCAACATTCAAGGAATAATGTGAATCAATTTGTTAAAGATGTCACCGCTTTTGTTGATGCTTTAGGTATGGATGAACCAGCGGTCATTCTTTCTCTTGCCCAGGTTCCGTGGGAATCTGAAGGTGACCGAGATGAATTTATTAAATATCTAACCAGAGAGGTTTAACCTTGGCTAACTACTGGGACTCTCTTAAAACTGCTATTGCTAACACTATTGGCAAGTCTATTGCTGCACCAGTTCAGGCTGCGCTAGGACTTGGAACTGGTTTAGCAGAAAAACAAGCAGCAACTATTACTCCAGTAGCAGCGCCAGCAATTCAAGCACAAGGTGAACAACTTCAAAAGCAAGTTGGCTCAATGGGAAGAACTGCAGCAACTGCGGCGGTTGGAACCATAACAAAACCAGCAGAATTTCTTAATGTCGATACCGCGTTCAATCTTGGTATGGAACAACTTAATAAAGCATATGAATTTGCTTATCCAAAAGTTGCTCAACCAATCAGCGCTGCGCTATTAACAAACGCAGACCTTGTTGCTGGTGATGGATTAAACATTGTTAAGAACTGGACGCTTGGACGTCAGGTAAGTCCAGGTCAAGCAGCGGCAAATCTTCTTGGTACAGAACTTGAGACTGCTGGAGTTACTCCACTTCTTGAGAAAAAAGGATTAAGCCTTCCGACGTTTCTTAGCCCAAACTTTAACATTGCCGACCCAGATGAACGCAAGAAGGCATTTCAAGATGAAATCTTTGGAAAAGTTTTATCTGGTGGTTTAGATGGATTTCTTAATTGGTATGCAGACCCGCTGGTTATTGCTGGTAAAGGCGCAAAAACGTTACGTCTTGCTGGGCTTAATCGTCCGATTCGTTCAGCGGAAGATGTAATAAGGCTTCGCTCAGAACTAGATTCTCACGGTATGTGGCTTAAGACCGATGGACAAATTGGTCGAGAGACACCAATGGGTGTGGTTGCTCAACGACTGGTAGGTAAAACTCCAGAGCAAGCAATCGACGATGTGTTTGTTAAAAACACAACCAACCCACGCTTTGTTGCATCCATTGCTGGTGAATTAGATAACTACGACGATGTCGCAGACTTTCTTGCTGCAGCCGCTGGTGATAAGAATTCATTACTTAAGTTGGAAAAAACAAAGGCATCTATTGCTGATGAAATTCAACGCACTCAAGATATTTTAGAACCAATTCAAAAGCGCTATAACTCTATTGACTTTGGTCAGGCTATAAATTTTAATCAACATATGCCAACCATTGAAGAGTACGATAAGTTAACAAACGTACTTAACGACTTAACCCGTCGAGACAAGAACCTTGCAGAGGCTCTTAATCAAAAGGTAAGTGACTATCGAGTCATCAGAGATTACACATCTGCGGCAGACGTAGAAGTTTTCAATAAGAACATAGGTGTGGCTGTTGAAAAAGCACGAGCGGCAGCGTCTGAGGTTTACCACAATGTATCTTTCTTTACGGAGAAATTTCAAAAGACTCCATTTAGCCGCGCTGTAACTGTTATCACTTTACCATTTACTAAACTTCCTCGTGGCATTGTTCGTGTGGACGGCGGTCCAGTAGCCGATTCATATAACGAAATTAAGTACGCTCTCAATTCTGTAAAACCTATTCGAGGAATAGAGTATGCAGCGGTAAAGAATGAACTTGCTCGCTCCTATATTAACGCACGTAACGCTCAAGAGCGTATGGTTGCTATTCAAAATATAGAGCAGGAACTGGCGGACATCATTGCCCTGGAAAAAGGGTTTACGCCAGAAGATGCTCGTAACGTGTATAATGAATTTGGTAAAGTCCGCAGAGGTCTTATGGACACAATGCAGACAAAAGGTTTTTGGGTAGATGATGCTGGAGATTTAGTAAAGTCACCATTCTGGAAATCTGAAATGCCCAACATAGTTCCGATGATGAACTTTAAAGACTTTTCAAATTTCTTAGACATCTATCGTGTTTCTAAGCGTCCTGGTGCAACAGCGCTTAAGATAGCAAAAGAAGGTGAAGATTGGTTAGACTTTGCCAACTCATTCTTTAAGGCATCTGTGCTTACTCGTATGGGCTATCCAATCCGTAACACCATTGACGGTCAAATGCGAGCAGCGCTTACGCTTGGTTCTTTGGTAAAAACAGATAATGTTATTAGAGATTTTGCTAAAAACACAGCGACTCGTTTACAGATAGCAAAAAACTACGGTCAACAACTTGTTCAGTTGAAAACTCCAGGTATGTTGCGTACTGGAACTGGCAAAGCAATATCTATGCGTAACAGTTATATTGATGTTCGCAATCAGATTCTTGATGAACTTACCCCAGAAAAGTATTACGCTGGAGCATCTGGAGTATTTGGAAAGCCAATAGAACCTGGTATGGTTGAACTTGCTATATCTTCTAAGACTGCTCCAGTTCTTGATGCTGGAAAACGTTTAGATTACTTTAAGTTAAAAGAATTAAAAAATAAACAAAACGGATTACTTTTTGGTCAAGATAAAAAGAAGTTTGAAAGATTACAACAAGAAGCATTTGGCAAATATGTCAAACAAGAAGTTGTAGGAAAACTTCCAGAAGGTACAACTCTTGTTTATGCAGACTTTCCAAGCGGAAAGATTTTCTATAAAGTTCCTGGCGAAAAGGGAAGATTGCCAAAGGGGGCATTTCCTACAATCGAACCACGAAAAGGATTGCCAGCGGGACTGCTTGAGGGTGAAATGCCTAAAGGTATGGGCATTAAGGCTCGCGCTAAACATCCTGGAGCGCAGCCAGATATTCGAGTGGTGACTTCATACGACCTTTCTCGTTCAAGAAACTTTGAAGACATTGCAGAAATTCTTGGCGAAGACCAAATGAACCGCATCAGAATCTATACTCAAAACATTGAGGCTCTCAATAATCAAATTGATGACCTTATTGAAGAGTCACAAAAAATGGCTCTTATCCGTTCTGAACTTAAAATTGTAAAAGGCGGAGAAAAAGACGTAAAAATTATTACACCAAAAGGCGTTGAGGTAAATGCTGGCGGTGCGTTCGGTGGACCAAACGGTATGGCCATTCGAGACGAAGCAGCAAGCGATAAGACGCTAAACTGGCTTACTGAATCTCAAGCATATATGACTTTTGATGCTCAAAAGGGTCTGACATCTCATTCCTTTACTGGTAAACTAGGACCAGAGCGTGTAGTTGTTAATCCAACGGACCCGCAATACTTTAACGAAATGGCAAATTTTGCCAATAGATTTTTACGCAATGACCAACTTGCTATGCGTCTTCTTGCTGGACAATCAGATACTCAAATTCTTGAGTGGTTTAAAAAAGATGGACAATTCTACCTTAATGAAATTAAGGCTTCCATTACAAAAGAAGAAGTAGTTAGCCACATTGCTGAAGCCCGCGCTAGACTTAATAGAGTATTTCCAGACCGTCAGGTTCAATCCCTTATTGCTCGTGAAGAATTAACGCCAGAGCAATTTGACGTATTGATGCGCGGTGTTCCAAACCTTACCCCTATTGCTGGGCGTAAGATTATGGAAGATACATTTAGGTATGGAAGTTCAACTACTCGAAGCGTTATCAATCAGACTTTGTCAAAATTGTTCAAAGTGCTTGGTTCAACCCCAGAAAACAATTTGGTTGCTTGGCCATTTTATCAAAGACTATATGAGCGAGCGCTTACTGAAGAAGTTAAGATTGCTGAAGGTCTTGGTAAGAATCTTCAAGACCCAGATTTAATTATTCAACTTCAGCGTACTGCGCATTCCCAAGCGTTAAAGACTACTAATGAAGTTTTGTACCGTGTAACAAATAACACTGGTATGTCAAATACGCTTCGCTTTTTGATTCCGTTCTTTAACGCACAGTATAACGCAGTTAAGGTCTACGGAAAGTTTATGTTTGAAGACCCTTCACGCATAGCCAGAACTCAACAGTTATGGAATGCACCAAACCGAGTCGCTACGGTTGTGGACAATGAAGGTAATCAAGTTCCTCCAGGACAGTCTCCAGCAACGCCACAGTTCCTGCTCTTTACAATTCCGCAGGGACTTCAAGGTAAGTTTGGTATTCCAAAAGGATACGATATTTCTATTCCAAAAAATAGCCTTAACGTATTTCTTACTGGCGAAAACCCATTGGCTCCGTCGTTTGGCTTACCAGTTCAAATTCCACTATCATCGTTTGCTAACAGTAGACCAGAAGTAGTTGAAGATGTCAGGTCTTATTTAGCAAGAGCAGTGGGTCCATCTGCCGCAAATGCCATAATGAGTTCCCTTCTTCCATTTGGCAAGCCTGCAGAAAAGCCTTGGGATTTATTACTACCAGCCGCTGCTAGAAAATACGCAGCAAGCCAGGCTGGATTAGACAACGCAGCCTTTGCATCAGCGGTAGCAAGTGCAATGAAGACCCAGTACAATGAATGGGTTCAAGATGGAAGAGTTGGTAAACAACCAACTTTTGATGATGCGATTAAACTTGCTAAGCATTTATATGACATACGCATCGGTGTCAATATGCTGTTGCCGTTTACTTTTAGTTTCCGACCAGAATGGCAAGTCATCATCGATGATTACCGCAAGGCTATCGCTAACCCATTAGTCGGACCAGATAAAGTCAATGATTACATCCTTAGTAAATGGGGCGATATAGGATATATCCTTACCGCGCCAACAACAAAAAATGCTACTGGTGTAGTTCCTACAGCAAATGCTGTAAGAAATGAAAAAGAGTTTAGGTCATTGCTCGGCAAGATGGATGATTTAAATGTTCCAGGTCTTGTTGGGTTTATAGTCAACAATGGCATTTCATCCAGTAAGTACTCTGATGCAGCATCTAATTATTTCAAAAATAGAGAAGTTCGCCCTGGTGGAAATCTAACTTACACAGAAAAGCGCACAACAGAAGACATTCTTAAAGACAGGGAAATCAGTCTTGGATGGTATTTCTATCAAAAACTTAGCGCTCAGATGGACGGACTGCTGGCACAAAACGGACTTAAGTCTGTTAATTCTTCTGCTGCTGAGCAACTTGGGCTTAAGGCTCAATGGGACAATAAGATAGAGGAATTGAAAAAATATCTTCCAGCCTGGGGCGAGGACAAAGAGTTTGGTGCAACTGATATAAACAAGACAAAGCGTTATATCAAAGGCTTAATGACCATTGTCAGCGACAAGGATTATATGGGCAAGTACGGAAACACGCCAACTATGCAGGCTGTTTCAGATTATGTAGCAGCAAGAACATATGTTGCTCAAGAACTTGTTAAGCGAAAAGATTACTACGGAGATAGTAGCCTTACTAGCGTATATAATTCAGACCTCAAAGAAAAGTGGGATGACTATATCTTCAGAATGAAAAACTGGGATAAAGGATTCTCTGATTTGTACACACGTTATTTAGAAAATGATAAGTTCGGGGTGATTAAGTAATGGGTAATAAGACGTACAAGCAGTACGAGAACGAAGTTCGTTCTGCTCACCCTGAGTGGAACTCCGAGCAGGTATCCGCTGAAGCAAAAAAAGTTTATCAATCAGACCCTCAATCAACATATGTAAAACCATCGCCTGGTGGATTCAGCACGACGTTTGATACAAGCGGTTCCACTGGAGGTAATTCTTCTGGCGTTGATTTTGGTTTCGGTGTAGAAACTAATCTACCTCCAATTAAATATGAGTCATATATTACTTCACTTGCTGTAACAAATAAAAAGGCTTATGCTGCGCTACAAAATTTAGTAAAGCGGGCTTCGGGTAAAAACATTCAAGACCCAACCACTCTTGGTAAATGGGTATCTCGCTATGCATTAGCAATGAGTGCTTCAACAGACCCAATGGTAAAAACTCTCAGTGTTGAGGATATGCTTCGCAACAGCGCAGCCGCTAAAATATCAGCATCTGCAGATAAACTTCCAAGCCGTCAAGTATATCAATATACCCCAGAGCAACGAGACGCAGTTATCAATAAAGGTGCACAATCAATTTTAGGAAGAAGCCTTTCTGAAGATGATAAAAAGCAACCTTGGTACAGCGACCTTGCTGGCGCTATTCAAAGTATGATGGATGCTGGAACTGTAACCGTAACCAAAAAAGTAAAGAATCCACAGACTGGAAAACTTGAAAACGTTACTACATCAACTCCAGGATATAGCGAAGAAAAGGCTTTAAGTAAGGTGGGGGCAGCAATTCAAGCAGTGCCTGAATTAACTGACGACCTACAACGTAAACGTGAATCAGATTTTGGCAGTTGGATAATGAAGCAAATTGGAGGTCAATAGTGGTAGACGGCACCTCTACAATACAAGATAAACTTGGTCTTGTATCGGCTCTATTGCTTGACCCAAAGTATGGAACAAAAGCAGACCCATACTTACAGGAAGTATTTGATTTATTTGATAAAGACCCAATTAAGGCTAAAGAAATATTTAAAACTAAGTCTTTATTTGGACAGTTAAATGGCACAGCACAAACTCGGTACCTTTCTCAACTCGAAAACTCTGACGTATTTCAGCAGTCACGAGAAGACTGGAAAGTAAATTTACGTAAATTGCTTAAGCAAGCAGGCGTACAGTTTACTGAAAACCAACTTGATGACTATTACTTACGTGGCATTCCAGAGTCAACCATTAAAGATGAACTTATTAAAGGGACTACGTTTGAACCTGGAAAAACTGGCGGGACATTTCAGGACAATTACAATACATTACTTAAGGTGGCAAAACGTAACGGTGTGGCAGAAAACTCAATCGCTAAAGTTCTTGGGTTTGACACGATTGACCAGGCTATGGATGAGTTAGCAACAGGTGAGTCACTTAACAATTATGAACAAAAGATTCGCAATTATGCAAAGACTGCTATGCCAGAAAACGTTCGCAATATGATTGACCAAGGATATGACTTAATGGATGTCATCGGACCTTATCAATCAACTATCGCTGATGAACTTGAAATTCCATATTCGACTATTGACGTAACAAACAAATATGTACAAGATGCTTTAAGTAAAAATATGAATCTTTCTGAATTGCGAAGACTGCTCAGAAAAGATGACCAATGGCAATATACAGATAAGGCACGCAAAGAAGTAGCAGATGTGTTGCTAACGGTTAAACGTAACTTTGGACTTGCGGGGTAATAATGGCAATCTATACAGGAAAATCTTACTATGACCCAGAGCAAGATGCCATCGTACAGGGCACCTCTGGTTCAAACCCCAATAAAAATTTCAACTATCTCAATTTCTATTCTGCTCCGCAGACAGTAAATCCAGTCGTTTCAGAACCTACCGCAACCCTTACGCCAACACCAACTAAAAAGAAACCAGTCGCTCCTGGACGTGCTTGGGTATGGGATGAAGCATCTGGAAACTGGAAGCAGCCAGAGATGCCAACTGACGGAAATTACAAATGGTATGACAATCAGGGTTGGGTAAAAATAAGTTCAAGTACTGGAGCACCTTCGGGCTCATCTTCAGGAACAACTACTGGTGGCGGAACAGTCACGGAAAAAAAGCCAGTAGTTTATACTTCATCTGATGGAAAAACTTTTACAGACCAACAAGCATATGCCGCTTATCAATCATATTTAGATTCAAAAAAGGCTACATTAAAATCAGCATATGATTCACTAAGAACGGATTTTAAAACTCTTGGTCTTGAATCACTTGTTGGCCCTCTTGAAGATATGATACAGCGTGGCGTAACTGGTGGAGCGGAACTTATTAATGAACTTCGCGCAACTCCAGAATACAAAGACCGTTTTGCTGCCAATGAGGCACGCATTAAAAACGGATACCGAGCGCTATCTGAGGGTGAGTATATTCAAAAAGAAAATGCTTACCGTAAGGTAATGCAGATATACGGTATTCCTCAAGGATACTATTCTTCAGGAAAACTAGGAAAGACGCCTGCTTTTGAAAAACTTCTTGCGGGAGATGTCTCTTCTGACGAATTAGAATCTCGCGTACAAGAGGGTTTAAATAAAGTTATCAATGGTTCACCAGAGGTAATGGCAAGCCTTAAGGCATTCTATCCAGAGATTAACACTGGCGATATTCTTGGCTATGTACTTGACCCAACTAATGCGCTTCAAGACATTAAGCGAAAAGTTACATCTGCCCAAATCGGCGGAGCAGCCCTTGGTGCAAATTTACTTGGAATGACTCCAGAAGAGATAGCAAAGAATCTTCCAGAATTTGCAGCACGAGCAAAGGAACTTGCAAACCTTGGAATTACTGGAGAACAATACGGAGCGCAATCTCCGTTCCTTGCAAGCGCAACTCAACGCGGTGGACAACTCGCGTCGATTTACAATCAAGACCAATATGGAAGAACTCAAGCAGAAGCAGAAGCATTTAACCTTGCTGGTGGAACTGCTGCTGCAGCACAGCGTAGAAAGTTAACTGAACTTGAGAAATCTTCATTTGGAGGTAGGTCGGGACTTGCACAAAATGCACTTAACCGTGACCGAGCAATCACTGGATATATGCTCGGAACTCCAGGCGCTGGCTCGATATAACAAAGACCTGCTAACAGAACGACTGGCCTGTTAGAGAGATAAGAAAGACCAGTAGTAGAAGCCATACGGCGTTCCCCAAACCGTATGAGGTCTACGCAAACCAAACAATAAGGGAGAAGGACCTATGTCCAACTACGACTACGAAGAAGACGACTTTGATACACCATCAGCAGATGGTAACGACCTCGTCAAACAGTTGCGTAAAGCAAATAAGCAAAAAGAGAAAGAACTCGCTGAATTAAAATCTCAGTTTGAGAATCTTTCCAAAGCACAAAGAGAACGAGCAATCAAAGATGCACTCGCTAGTCGCGGGGTAAATACCAAGATTGCGTCATTTATCCCACAGGATATAGACCCAACTGAAGAGTCTGTATCTAAATGGCTGACTGAATACTCAGATGTATTCGGTATTGAAACAGCCGAAAGCCAGGCAACACCGAATGTTGACCCAGCCCAAGCAGCAGCATATAAGCGAATGAATAGCGCAACTCAACAGGCGGCATCGCCTGATGCGGGTGGCGATATTATGCGTCGCTTATTAAATGCTTCTAGCAAGGAAGAACTGGACCAAGTCATTCGTGAGTCTGGACTCTAAACCGAACCTCTACATTACGAAAGGCTAAACCCCAATGGCAATTCCTTCGGGTAGTTTAACTGGCGTAACAGACATTGCGGCCCTCGTACAAACAGCGTACGACCAATATGTCCGTATGGCACTTCGTTCCATCCCAGTGATGCGTGCGATTGCTGACGTTAAGCCAGTACAGCAAGCAATGCCAGGTTCGTCAGTTGTATTCTCCATCTACTCAGACTTGGCTGCTGCAACAAGCACCTTGACAGAAACAACCGACGTTTCCTCCGTTGCTCTTGGTAACCCATCACAAGTTACCGTAACACTTCAAGAATACGGCTCAGCCGTAACCACAACCAAGAAGTTGAACCTCACATCATTCAACGATGTTGACGCTGCTCTTGCAGACATCATCGCTTACAATGCTGCTGACTCAATCGACAAGGTTGTTGCATCTGTTCTTACTGCAGGTACAAACGTAATCTACGCAGGTACTGCAACAAGCACAAACTCAATCACATCCTCAATGACACTCAGCGTTGCTGATATCCGCGAGGCTGTAGTTCAACTCCGCACCAACAAGGCTTTGCCTCGTATCGGTGAACTCTATGCTGCTTATGTGCACCCACGTCAGTCCGCTGACCTTCGTGCAGAAGCAGGAACTGGTGGATTCCAAGAACTCACCAAGTACGTTGACCGTACCCCATTCGTGGCTGGTGCTGTTGGCGTTCTCGAAGGTGCATTCGTTGTCGAAACACCTCGCGTTCCTTACGCAGCAAACAGCGGTTCAGTTAACGTCTACAAGGCGTTCGTTGCTGGTCGTGAAGCACTTGCTGAAGCAATGGCTCAAGACATCACAACTGTTATCGGTCCAGAAATCGACGCACTCCGTCGTTTCCGTACCATCGGTTGGTACTACTTCGGTGGCTTTAACCGCCTCCGTGAAGCAGCGCTCTACCGTATCGAGTCTGCTACATCAATCAACTAACTTTAGTTGGTTCGGTACAGGTGGTGTCAAAGCCACCTGTATCACTAGAAAGGACGTTATGCCTTATCAATTAACAACACCGTGGCAAGGAGAAACCTGGATTTCAGGTTCGCAGTATTCTCCATATGCTCGTCTTGCTGGTCGTCCATTATCTGATGGACACGGATTCTTGACAGATATTGGTCGCGGAGTTACCTTGATTGTTAACGGTACAACGGTGACAGAAACCCGCTTCCCCTATCAAAATGATTTAGCCGATGCAACAACATATTACCTTGGCGGTCATTCCTACACATTGACAGATGCGGAGGCGCAGGTACTTATTGACGCAGGATATGGTGAGTACCTCACACCAATAGTATGACAAATTGCACAGCAAGTTGTAAGACGCAAGACCATCAATCGTATGGTGATTGCTTACAACAGAATATGCCAATGGTTGCTCCATCAACTACTCCATCACGAAGTGGTTGGGATAAAGACCAGATTAAGAAAGACGACAAAGAGTTGGACTCGTATTACTCCGCAGTAAAGCAGGGTATTGAGCCACGCAGTACAAGACAAAAAGATATAGACGCAGCGGTTAAGTTCTCCAACGAAGGCGGTAAAGCATTCGATGGAATTAACCTTACATTCAAGGAGTAACAATGAAAACAGTAAAGAAGAAGGAATCCGTAGGATTCCCATTCAAAGGTGGAAAGAAGTCTGCGCCTAAGTCTATGGCTGCAGGTACAACCACTGCTCACACCACAGGTTTAAAGGCATCCTTTGCAGGTGGCAAGAAGCACGTTTCAAGAGGAAAGTAATATGCCAAAAGTAGGAAATAAGAAGTTTGCTTATACAGCAAAAGGAAAAGCAGCCGCCAAGAAGGAAGCAAAGAAAACTGGCAAGGCTATGCAGATGAAAACCTACAACGAAATCTCTAAGGGCGCTAAAGGAAAGAAGGCTAAATAATGGCTGGCGACTGGCTCGGTGAACAAGAAGCAATTATCCACGAACAGATGGAACCACAGAAAGTCCGCATTGAAGAATACGGAACTGTTGGTAAATACCGTAACTACGCAGATATTCAAACTGGTGTAGGTGGCAAGGGTCGTACAGAAAAGCCACTTCCAAGTATGAGCGAAGCGGACCTAGCATAATGAAAAAGGCTAGCGGCGCTAAGAAAGTACAGAAAGTAATGCACGAGTTTAAGGCTGGCGCACTTCACAGCGGAAGCAAGAAGGGTCCAGTTGTTAAGTCTCGCAAGCAGGCTATTGCCATTGCTTTATCTGAAGCAAAAATGTCCAAGAAGAAAATGGGCAAGAAGAAGTAATGTCTTCAGGTCAACACCGCAAGCATATTAAATTCAATCCTGTTGTTATCAGAGATGGATTTGTAGTTCGTCTAAATAAAAACGGAACTGTAAAAGACATCTTAGGAAAGTACGGAGAGTATGGCAAAAAGTCCAGCGTGGCAACGCAAAGAGGGTAAGAATCCTAAAGGTGGCCTCAATGCAAAAGGACGAGCATCAGCCAAAGCACAGGGTCACAATCTTAAAGCGCCAGTAAAATCTGGTGACAACCCACGACGAGCATCTTTCCTTGCTCGTATGGGAAATATGCCAGGACCTGAAAGAAAACCAAATGGCGAGCCGACAAGGCTTCTCTTATCGCTTCAAGCGTGGGGAGCATCAAGCAAAGCAGATGCAAAGAAAAAGGCTGCGGCTATTTCACAAAGAAATAAATCTAAGAAGTAGGAGACAACTATGACGATGTATGGACAGTCTTGGTCAACACTCAAGGACGAACTTAATCGTCTTGCCGCAGGTGGCGGTACTACTTATCCACCTCGTTCATCCTACCTTGATGTCTCAGGCGCAGCCCGTGCGTGGGCTGCTGCTAGAGGCGTAGCAATTACTAAGACCGATGCAGTGGGGGTTATCAATCAAATTGCTGGTATCACTAGCGAAAAAGATTATCTTGATTTTAGCGGTATATGTAATTACATCGCTGGCACTTCTGGAATACCTGCTGCGGCTGCTCTCCGACAGGTCGCATCTTGAGCGCTAAATTTACCCTGACCTGCGACCAGGCGACTACATTTAATTTTCAATTTACAATTTCCAATAACTCATCATCAGGTTCTACTCCGTGGAATCTTACTGGGTATACAGGAACGATGACAGTGCGACCATTTGCTGGAGCATCAACAACTACTGTTGTTGCCTCAACTGCTAATGGCCGTATGGTTTTAGGTGGAAGTAACGGTCGAGTAACCGTCACCATTGATGCAACAACTACAGGAGATATCGCACCTGGTCGTTATCAGTACGACTTAGTGCTTGACTCTGGTGCAACTATTACAAGAATCCTTGAAGGCAAATTCGTTGTGACTGCGGCGGTGACTACATCTTGAGCGAAACAATAATTGTTATCGAATCTATTACTCCGCAGGTTGCTGTGGAGTTTTCGGCAGACCAAGGACCGCAGGGCGGTCAAGGTGTAACAGGTCCAACAGGACCTACTGGCTCAACAGGTCCAGCAGTAACAGGACCAACTGGGCCAACTGGAAATACAGGAGCAACAGGTGCTACAGGCAATACTGGACCGACTGGTTCAACTGGTCCCACGGGAAGTACTGGCTCTACTGGCCCCACGGGTAGCACAGGACCCACAGGCTCTACGGGCGCTACGGGAAGCACAGGCCCAACAGGACCAACAGGTACTACAGGAAGTACGGGAGCAACTGGACCGACGGGTGCCACAGGTTCGACAGGACCGACTGGCTCGACAGGCGCGACAGGCCCGACGGGTCCGCAAGGCAATATAGGTGTAACTGGTCCTACTGGAAGTACAGGACCTACAGGCCCACAAGGCATTCAAGGAATTACAGGACCGACAGGAAACACTGGTCCTACAGGCTCTACAGGGCCTACAGGAGCCGATTCTACGGTACCTGGACCAACTGGACCTACAGGTCCAACTGGCGCAACAGGAGCCTCTATAACAGGTCCTACTGGACCTACGGGTGCTACTGGATTAACAGGAGCCACGGGCGCTACTGGTCCAACAGGTGCTACTGGTTTGACTGGCGCTACTGGTGCCACTGGTCCTACAGGTTCTCAAGGTATCCAAGGCGTAACAGGACCTACAGGACCCACAGGAGCGACAGGTCTTACTGGTGCAACTGGAGCGACTGGACCAACAGGAAGCACAGGACTTACAGGTGCAACTGGACCGACAGGGCCAACAGGTTCCACTGGGGCTACAGGTCCTACTGGTGCCACAGGACCAACGGGACCTCAACCAACTTTATCGGCAACTTTACCTTCTGCTTTAGGTACAGCATCTGCTGGTACTGGAACTGAGGCCTCTGCTTACGACCACGTTCACCCAACAACTGGTCTTGCTATTCTTGCAGCGGCAAATACTTTTAGCGTTGGACCACAAACAATTAACTCTGGCTCAACCTCTAATAAAGGTTTGATTGTTAATACTCCAACCTCACCAACTGCAAACATTCAAGAATGGCAAATTAACGGTGTAGCAAAGGCTTATATAAATACTGTTGGAAGTTTTATTACCACAGATTCTATTACCGCAAGTGGAAGTATTGCTTCAACAAATGGTGTTTATGCAAACACTGGATATATTGGTGCAGAAATATCTGCAAAACCATTCCTATCAACTATCGTTGGAATCATAGTTCGAGCAGCAACATCTCAAAGCGTTGACCTCCAGCAATGGCAAAATAGCGCAGGAACAGTGCTTGCTAAAGTCGACAAAGATGGCAATTTAACAGCAGTCAAGTTTGTTACCTCTGGTGGTACTTCTAGTCAGTTTGTTAAGGGAGATGGCTCGCTTGATTCATCTACCTATGCCACACCAGACACGGCGGTTGTTACCAACCTGATGCTAGGCGGTATGTAATAATAAACGGTTATGAAAGTTGCCGTCTATACAATCGCACTCAATGAAGATAAGCACGTCAAACGCTGGTATGAATCTAGCAAAGATGCTGACTATCATCTTATAGCAGATACTGGCTCAACAGATAAAACAGTTGAGATAGCGCAAGAACTTGGTATCAATGTTATCCACGTCAGGTCAGTTCCATTTAGATTTGATGATGCTCGCAATGCAAGTTTAATGGCTTTGCCTGACGATGTAGATTACTGCGTAGCCTTGGATATGGATGAGGTAATGCAGCCAGGATGGCGGCCTGAATTAGAGAAGGCTTTAGCAGAAGGAATCTCAAGACCGCAGTACAGATTCATTACTGACTGGACAGAAGATGGACAGCCAGCAGTAGAGTTTGATGGCTTTAGAATCCACAAGCGTAAAGGTATCCGCTGGATATATCCGATTCACGAAGTACCAACAGAGTATGACGATGAACCAAAGACCAGCAAGAAGTTTAACTTTGAGATATGGCACTTGCCAGATAAAACAAAATCTCGTGGACAGTATCTTCCGCAGTTAGAACAAGCGGTCAAGGAAGAGAAGAACTCTCGTAACTTGTACTACTTAGGCAGAGAATACTTCTACCGAAAGATGTTTACCGAGGCTGCTTCTACTCTTAAAGAGTACTTAGAGATTTCTGTGTTCATTGCTGAAAAGGGATACGCTATGCGTATTCTGTCAAAGTGTGAACCAGAACAGGCTGAAGAATGGCTGATGAAGTCAGTCGAAATCTTCCCTTCACGAGAAGCACTTCTTGCTCTAGCAAACCACTACTACCTCAACGGTGAGTGGGCAGAGTGTGTCCTTGTATCTAAGGAAGCGCTGAAAGTAAAACAAAAACCTACAGAGTTTTTATCTGAAGCCTGGGCCTGGGGCCATATGGCAGATGACTTAATAGCAGTGTGTTCGTGGCAGTTAGGTGATTTCAAGACTGCATACAAACACGGAAAGATTGCGGCAGAGATGTCGCCTAATGATGAACGGCTAATAAAGAACCTAGAGTTCTATAAGGAAAAGGTGGGTAATGCCAACATTCAACGAAATGGTAGACACCGTAAAAAGTAACCTTATTGGTTACACGCTACGACAGGACCGTCTTACCTACGTCACTAACCCTTCGGGTTTGACGACCACCACGACAGCAATCAAGGTTGGTTCATCAGATAACTTGGCTAAAGGAACTATCGAGATTGATGATGAACTCATCTGGGTAGATAACTTTGATAAGCAAAACAATACGCTCAATGCTGCGCCAGGATTTGGTCGTGGCTATATGGGAACTACTCCGTCTCCACACGCACTTAATGCGATGGTTACCCTGGCTCCATCATTCCCACGGGTGTCAATTAAGAAGGCTATCAATGATACGATTCGTTCCTTCTATCCAAAACTCTTTGCAGTAGGAACAGTATCTTTCACATTTAACGCAGCGCAGGTTACATATCCGCTGCCAGATGATGCTCGTGAAGTTTTGTATATGTCCTGGCAAACCACAGGTTCATCCAAAGAATGGATTCCAGTCAAGCGCTGGCGCTTTGACCCATTATCAAACACACCAACATTTAACACACAAAAGACTGTTAACTTGTACGAGAACATTCAGCCAGGACGTACGGTAAAAGTCTGGTACGCAATGATTCCAGATACGATGGATGCTAACACCGATGACTTTGTCGATGTCACTGGTCTTCCAGAATCCTGCCAGGATGTAGTTGTCTACGGTGCTATCTATCGTATGCTCTCATTCCTAGATACTGGCCGTATCAATCTCTCATCTGCAGAAGCAGACCTTAATGATTCCAAGATTCCATCTGGTGCTGGTGTTGCTGCATCAAAGTACATTTTTGCTTTGTATCAACAACGCTTGCAAGAAGAGTCACTCAAACTCTCCGACCAGTTCCCAATTCGCTTACACATCACCAAATAAGGAAGGCTAATGACTCGCCAATACTCATCAACGTCAGTTGAAACAACACTGGCATCTGGCATATCTTCATCGGCAACGTCAATGACTGTTGCCACAGGTACTGGCACCGCCTTGCTTGGTGGAGTCACACTTGCCGCAGGAAATGTTGACCAGTTCACAGTAGCGCTAGACCCAGATACTACGAACGAAGAAATTGTTTTTATTACTGCAGTCTCTAGCGATACTTTTACCATCGTTCGAGGACGAGCAGGAACGTCAGCGATTGCTCACACAGCAGGCGCTGGAGTTCAGCACGTTCTTACCTCTGATGACCTTAATGCTTTCAAGGCATCAATCAACCCAGTAACTAACGTTGCCTTCTCTGGTTCATCAAGTGGAACCACAACAGTACAGGCTTCAGCGGTTGCTGGAACTACCACTTTAACTCTTCCTGCGGTCACAGATACTGTGGTAACAACAAACGCCACACAAACCTTGACCAACAAGACCATTGATGGTGCGTCTAACACGTTGACCAATATCAACTTAGACTTAACGCTCAATGCACAAACTGGAACCACATATACACTTGCTCTAACAGACAAGAATAAACTTGTCACTTTAAGTAATGCTTCTGCCATAACACTAACTGTGCCAGCAAACGCTACCGTTGCATTCGCTACGGGCGCACAGGTAAACATCCAGCAAATCGGAGCAGGACAGGTAACAGTTTCTGGCGCTGCTGGCGTTACAGTCAATGGCACTGGAACAAAGACTCGTGCTCAATGGTCTGCTGCAACTCTGGTTAAGACAGACACTAACGTTTGGACACTGATTGGAGACCTATCCTAATGGCAACGGTATATAAAGTTCTTGGTCAATCAGCGCCTAGCGCTACCACAGCGACAACGCTCTATACAGTTCCTGCCGCAACCTCGACGGTTGTCTCAAGCATTAACGTAGTAAACACTGGCGCATCTACTGCTGACACTATCCGCATAGCAATTCGTCCAGCGGGTGCAGCGTTAGCCAGCCAGCACTACATTGTCTACGGTCTTTCACTTGCTGCTGGTGCTACATTTACCTACACAGGTGGAATTACTTTGGCCACAACAGATGTTGTGACGATTTATTCAACGACAGGTACAAGTTCATTCTCAGCATTCGGAAGCGAGATAGCATAAAATGACAGTCGGTATAACTCCTAATCCAACTACAGTAGGACCAACAGGTCCGACAGGACCAACGGGTAGCACAGGAACTACAGGTGCTACAGGACCAACAGGTCCAGTCCTTGCTGGTTTCTCAGCGCAGGTAGCCTCTTACACTTTGGCTGCTGGTGATGTTAATAAATTAGTTACTGTATCTAATGCTTCTGCAAATACTGTCACTGTACCTCCGTCAGTCTTTAGCGCTAACGATGTCATCAACGTACAGCAAATTGGCGCAGGTCAGACTTCATTTGCTGCTGGCGCAGGTGTAACTATCACCTCAACTGGTGCAACCGCTGCTGCTCCTAAACTGCGGGCGCAGTACTCGTCAGCATCTGTTATCTGTACAGCAAGCAATACGTTTACGATTGTGGGTGACATTTCCTAATGACACCAATTCTAGGAATTATCGCTTCAAGCATTAGTGGAAGTATTTCAAATAACTCTTTTGAATCTATTGCTACAGTAACCGTAGGCTCTGGAGGAACTTCAGAAGTAACATTTAGTTCCATACCAAGCACTTACACACATCTTCAAATTAGATGGCTTGCTCGTGGTTCTTCTTCTGGAAGCGACCAAGGTTCTTTGGCAATTCGTGTTGGCAATGGTTCTGTTGATACTGGTTCTAATTATGCTCGCCACGCTTTAGAAGGAAATGGAGCAAGTGCATCGTCTGGAGCAAGTACAAGTCAAACATACGCAACAATCGCCAACATCCCACGCAATACTTACGACTCTGGAATGTTCGGAGCAGGTGTTGTAGATGTTTTAGATTACGCAAACGGCAATAAATACAAAACATTTCGCACACTAGGTGGAAACGATACAAACAATACAGGAACAGAAAAAGGAATTGTGAGCCTTTATTCAGGGTTATGGATGAGTACATCTGCGATTAACACAATAAAATTTTCTGTTTCAGGATTTACACAAAGTCTTGCTCAGTATTCACATTTTGCACTATACGGAATAAAATCGTGAGGATGATAACTATGACATTTATTAAGGTAGGTGCATAATGGCTTCAACATACGAACCGATTGCAACGACAACTCTTTCAAGCGCACAATCTAGCGTTACTTTTTCGTCAATAAGTGGAAGTTATACGGATTTGGTTTTAGTTGTTCAGGGTAGATTTGATAGTGCTAATACTATTCGAGAAATCGGTTTCAGATTTAATGGTGACTCTGGAACTAATTATTCTTCCACTAGGATAAGTGGGGATGGTTCAACCGCATCTTCTGACAGGCTTACAAATTTTAACAATATGAGATTTGGTGTGCTGCCAGCAGCAAACGCAACCGCAAGTCAGTTGGGCGATGCTATTTTTCACCTTCAAAATTACAGTAATAGCACTACATATAAAACCGTTTTGAATAGAACAAACTATGCTGGTTCTGGCGGTTGGACTGTTGCATCTGTTGGTTTATGGAGAGACACTTCCGCTATTACATCGATTCGTATTGCTATTTCAGAAACACAAACAGGAAATTTCATTTCAGGCTCTACTTTCACTCTTTACGGAATAAAGGCATTTGCCTGATATAATTTCTTATGCCATATAAAAATCATTATCCTTGTGGGGTAGATGGTTGCGAAAAATCTCGCAAAGAACGAGGACTTTGTTCAATGCACGCAAAGCGTCTACGCATACACGGGGACATTGCAAAAGTTTTACCCAGAGGAAACTTCAGTAAATACAAACATTGCACTATCGGTCAGTGTAAAAAACCACATATTGCTAAAGGTATGTGTCAGATGCACTATCGCAGAGTTGCTTTGTATGACCATCCCGAAGCAATATCATCATCTGGATATGCTGTTTTAGAAGGTGGATATATTTCACTTCACCTTCCTAATCACCCTATGGCAAACAAAAGTGGAAATGTATATGAACATCGTTTGGTAATGGCAGAACATATTGGTAGATGGTTACACAAAGGTGAATCGGTGCATCATAAGAACGGCAATCGTAAAGATAATAGAATTAAAAACCTAGAATTATGGAGTAAAGCCCAACCAGCGGGACAGAGAGTAGAGGATAAAGTGAAATACGCAATAGAAATCCTAGAGCAGTATGCTCCTGATAAGTTGGCCAAGGAGATATAATGGCAAATACATTTACTAAAATTGCTTCTGTAACCGTAGGAAGTGGTGGTTCAGCAAGCATTGACTTTACTTCTATTCCTGCTACATACACTGACCTTGCCATTCTTACATCAACAAGAAATGACCTTGCTGATATTGGTGAGAATATCGCAATGCAATTCAATGGAGATACTGGCTCAAATTACAACTGGCGAAGAATTTATGGAGATGGTTCTGCTGCTTACAGCGATAAAGATAACCCGATTACCCGTATTCTTTCTGGTTTTTCTAACGGAGCATCAACTACATCAAATACATTTTCGTCTCAACAAATTTATATTCCGAACTATGCTGGAAGCAATTACAAATCAGTTTCTACTGAAAGCGTTGGTGAAGGAAATGTAAGCGCAATGCTTATGATGATGATTGCGGGTGTATGGAATAGCACATCGGCAATCACTTCAATAAAATTATATTTTCCAGGTTCAACAAAATTCGTTCAATACTCAACTGCAACCCTGTACGGAATCTCAAAATCATAAGGAGAAATAATGCCAACAAAAATAATCGTGGACTGCTCAACAGGCATTTCTACTGAGGTAGAACTTACTGCAGAAGAAATCGCACAAATGGAAGCAGACGCAGCAAGGGCTGCCGAAGAAAAAGCAGCAGCAGAAGCAGAGGCTACAGCAAAGGCTGCTGCTAAAGCAGAACTTCTTGCTAAATTAGGTATCACCGAGGACGAGGCTAAGTTACTTCTCGCCTAATGTGTGATGACCCAAACCACAGCCACGACGTTGACTGGGAATACCAGAACAAACTTAATGAGCAGTGGAAGATAGATAACCCCAACGCTAAGTCTGATGGTTGGTGGAGCATATGATTCTTGTTATTAGTTTCATTTGCGGTGCAGTAGTAGGTTTCATCTGGGCAAAGTATGGGAGATAATAGATGGCATTTGGTTCAGATATCACTGACCCGATTCCGTATAACCTGTCAAATCCTGCAGGTAATACGTCATATAACGCTACTGCTGAAGCCTACGATGTAGCAATCAGTGGCTACCCATTCTTCCTTGATACTTCCGACGACACTCCTTATCGTCGCGTAACTGCCCAGTATCGTCGTCAACAGTTAGACCTTACCCGCGAAGCAGGTGAGCAGTCACTACTTGGTTGGTGGTTTAGAAGCCAGTCATCATTCCACTTTGGACAAGGTATTAAATACTTTGAGCCTATCCAAGATGAATCGCTACGCTTTCAATATAAAGAATCTAAAGGGCTTGATGTCTGGACTAAAGGGCAAGCAACACTTATCCTTGACACAGACCCAACACACGTCACTACCTCATCACTAAAGTCTAATGGTAGACCAGGACAGTATCTGCGCTCTATCAAGTGGACTGCTAGTGGTAATACCTACAACGGTTGCCTAATGCTTGATGGGTATGACATTGATAAAATTTACCCAACCATCACGGCATCCGTTACTAATAAGGCTTTGACCTCAAACGTAGCAACGCTGACTACATCTGCCGCTCACGGCTTCTCTGTGGGTATGTCAGTGACCGTATCTGGTGTTGATTCCACATTCAATGGAACCTATACCGTTGCTTCAGTTCCTACCACAGTTACCTTTACCTATGCCAAGACTGCATCCAATGTCACCTCAACTGCATCAACAGGAACTGTCACATCTGATGTTACTCACTTTGTAGATTACAACGCAGGTGTGGATAACCCTGTCTATGCCTATTGTGATGATGGTGTCTACGCCTATTGGATTACCAAGATTGTTGATTCTGGCGTGGACAAGACAGCAATGTATAAGAAGTTACTCACAGCAACTGCTGCTGATGCTGACACTTTAATGTGGAAGACATCCTCGGTTGTTGTTACTGATGCGGTAATGGAATACACCAAAGAGCGTATTGTTGCCTGTATCAATAACGCTGTCTATGAAATAGCAAGCAATGCTTCAGCGCTACCAACTGCTGTCTATACCCATCCAGTAAATGACTTTGTCTATACAACTATCACATCATCTGGCGCTGCTATCTATTGCGCTGGATACTCTGGTTCGCAGTCCAACATTCAAAAGTTTACACTGACAACCGCTGGCGCTATGCCAACTCTAACCAGCGCTATTACTGCTGCGGAAATGCCATCTGGTGAATTGATTTATCGAATCTATTATTACCTTGGCTTTATGGCTATTGGTACCAGTAAAGGTGTACGAGTTGCTGCCGTAGCAGATGATGGCTCACTTGCCTATGGTCCACTTATCTTTGAATCAGAGCAACCAGTCTATGACTTTGCCGCTAGAGACAAGTACATCTGGTGTGCAACAAACGTAGATGGCGCTCCAGGAACCACACGCATTGACCTTGGTACACAGATTACCTCTCTGGTATTTCCTTATGCCTGGGATACTTACTACTACCCAGAGACTGCTGGCGATAGAATCACTGGGCGCTATACCACAGCCTGCGCTTTCATTGATGGAACAGATACCTTAGCCTTTACTACAAACTACACATCAAGTAATGGCCACGTCTACATTGAGTCATCAACACGCTTGGTCTATCAGGGATACCTGCGTACAGGTTACATCCGATACAACACACTTGAGAATAAAATCTTTAAGTTTGTTCTACCAAAGTATGACACCACCAACGGTGGGCTGCAGGTAGAATCTATTGACTCATCTAACGTAGCCTATTCGCTAGGTTCCTACGCTGAAGATTCTACTATCTCAGAACTTGCTGTTTCTTATCCTAACTCTCCGCAGCAATATCTAGCATTTAAGTTCACTATTTTGCGTGGTTCTGATGATACCAAGACTCCGCTGTTTACAGGTTATCAAGTCAAGGCTTTGCCTTCTGTACCACGTCAGCGTTTAATTCAATATCCGCTCTCGTGCTACGACTTTGAGATGGATAAGTTTGGCGTACAGGTGGGCTACGAAGGTAGAGCCTGGGCAAGAATGCAACAACTTCAAAACACAGAAAACATTGGAGATACCATCCGTATTCAAGACTTCCGAACTGGTGAATCCTATCTGGGCATCATCGAAGAACTTGATTTCGTCAACCGCACACCTACCGATAAACGCTTCAGCGGATTCGGTGGTATCTTGATGTGCACTATCCGTTCAGTATAGGAGAGTAAATGTCAATCGCAGATTGGGCAACCACAATATCTGGCTTTTTAGCAGTAGTACTTGCTGCTGCTGGAGCCTTCCGCTGGCTGATAAAGAACTACTTATCAGAAATGAAACCCAATGGTGGCGGTAGTATGCGAGATGACATTACTGAAATTAAAGTACTGCTTGCAAAGTTAGAAGGTAAGTTTGAACAACACATTGAGGAACATAGTAGATGATTCCACTAGCAAAGAAAGCATCGCCATCTGCGATTGCTGTACTCAAACAAGCGACTGCGTTTTGGCCCAAGAGGAACAAGGCTGCGGATGGTCTGCTCCCATCTAAGGCTCACATCAAGCAAAACCCCAACTCAGACCATAACTCAGGTCTTGCTGTTGATTTAACTCACGACCCAGCCAATGGTGTCGATTGCAAAGACATCTTCAATAAACTCAAATCAGACCTGCGGGTAAAGTATTTGATTCACGCTGGAAGAATTTATCAAGATGGCCACGAGAATAATTACAGTGGACCAAACAAGCACAACCATCATCTTCACATATCCATCAAACCAGAGTATGTCAACTCTGACCATAACTGGTTTGGTTGGATGGGTGAAGTACCACAGGTAAAGAAACCTATATTCCCCAAACCTTTACCAAAGAAGAAGGAGAACAAATGAACGATAAGTTCAAAGCGGTATCCGTAACGTGGTTTCGTGCGGCAGCAGCATCTGCTATTGCACTCTACCTCGCAGGAGAAACTGACCCGAAGAAACTAGGAGCAGCAGCCATCGCTGGCTTTGCTGGTCCTTTACTTAAGTGGTTAGACCCGAACGCAAAAGAATTTGGACGCGGTTCTAAAAAATAGTTAACCGCTAACTGCGAGGCACCAACGGCCCTGCTCAGGATAAAACCTGAGTGGGGCCTTTTTTGCTTTTCATATGGTCTTTGTTATCAATAGTCTTTTGCCTGTGGCAGTTGGCACAAAGGGTCTGTAGGTTAGATTCGCTGTGGTTTGTGCTATCTCCGTCGATATGGTCCACATCTAACTGCGCTGAGTACTTAGGGACAAACCCACACCACTGACAGGATGACTTCTTAAAGAGCCTATAAGGCCATTTGCGGGCATTTTGACGGCGGTTGACTACATTTGCACAGCGCCAGGTAATCGTGCCTGTATTCTTATTCTTCTGACGATAGCGGATGAGTACATCTCCGCACGTTAAACACGTTGCTGTTCTATTATCTGTATCTATGTTAGACAGTTTATGCATCTTTGTCTACTGGGCAGGGGATACGAACTAAGTTTCCACAGTTAGCACAGGTAGCATCAAGTGCCCACCAGGCTATTTCATAATCTTCAAACTGAGCAAAGATACTAAAGACCGTGCATCCACAAGAACACACGTGGATTGGACCAAGAGAACGTAAGTCAGCAGCAGTTATCGGTGGTAGACTGTCCCGCTTTTTCAGCAGGGTAAGTAGACGGAGCAACACAGTCTGCCTCGGCCTATAACGCGAGGCCTCGCCGAGCACTGGAGCCGCCGCCGATATATGGCGGCTCTTACCGAAACTCGCTAACGCTCGTAGTTTAATTACAAGCGTGTCATTCCCGACGTAAGACACGCCGATGAGATACACTTCACCTATGACGACATTGGTGGGGATACAGACCGAAGATAAAATAGTTCTTGCTGCTGATTCACAAATCACCGAAGATAATCTTCGCACTATATCAACCAAGACTCCAAAGATTGTACACGTTGGTAAGTACCTGCTGGGTATCGTCGGTGATACTAGACCTGGTGACATCCTTGCCTACAACTGGAACCCGCCGACATATAAAGGTTCTGACCCTATTCAATGGATGGGTAAGAAGATACTGCCGTCAATACTCACGGCGTTTAAGGAGAATGGATATGACCCATACGAGGCCACAAAAGACAAAGACGCTGGGTTCGACTATCTGGTTGCTTTCAATGGCAACCTTTTCCATATTGCTGTTGATTTATCTTTTATTCAATCTGACCACGGACTTTACGGGCTGGGTACTGGTGGCCAGTTTGCTCTTGGCTTTCTCTACGGGCAACTGCCTTGGGTACCTAGTAAGTCAGAGAAGTTGGCACGCCGCGCCATAGAAATTGCGTCGGTGCTTGACGTGAATACGCACGAGCCTGTACAACTGGTTACTCAGGAAAGGGTGTACTAATGCAAAAAGATTTTAGTAAGTCAACTGTTTACATTAACCGTTATCATCTGTCAAACTTTGGTTTAGGTATTGACTTCTATCAAGTGTTTCGAGAAGATACTGGTGTGAAGATAGCAACAGTATTTCAAATCAATTTATTATTCTTCAACATCACTTTAACTAGATGGGATAGGGCGTTCTAATGGGATGCGATGACCAGAAGGTTCTCTTTGAGAAAGATAGATACTGCAACTGGTGTGTAGAAAATGGCGCTACGTGTGAGTCCTGCCAGAAGAAGTTTGCTGAGACTCACGATTGCACAGGAGATTGCGAATGACACACGATGAATTGTTAGCGTTATTAACAGCAACACCAGGTCATTCTCCTTGGGCACATTTTTTCAAAAGTCCTAATTCAGTAATGAGTGCTCTTCGTGCGGTTGTTGAATTACATAAGCCATACACATATACAAATTATCTAAAACAAGAATTACAATTTTGCTCAGTGTGTGAGATAGGTAACCCACCAGATTCCTATCCTTATCCTTGCCCAACTATTCAGGCTATTGAGAAGGAGTTGGGATGACCGATATAGAACATCCACACGAAGGAGACGACTGCCAGATTTGCTGGCTTATTGAAAACTCCATTAGACCAGTCATTGAATTTCAAACCAGAAAGAAGATAGCACAAGATATAGAAATGTCTAAGCCTATGTTAAAAGTAAAAGATTATGTTGAAGCAGAATTGGTAGAATTTATTATTGGAAAATGCGTTGCTATTGCAAGGGGACAAAAGTGACACACGAAGAATTGCTTTTTGGAATAAAAGAAATTGAGCGTTTAGCCGAAGGAATGTGGGGAACCAAATCCCTTCGCGCTGTAGTGGAATTACACGAGCCAAGTTCAATACCAGATTGGGTACCTACTAAAGAAAAACTTATGTGCTGGTGTGCTCATATCTATCCGTGCCCAACTATTCAGGCTATTGAGAAGGAGTTGGCGTGACTGACCCAAAAGAATTATTAGTTGAGGCTTTACATAAGAAAGAAAACAGTAGAGCACGTTCTACTCAGGTACAGATTGGACCATCAGA